CCTCTCCTTCGATCTCTCCTCCCCCTACAGAATATTATAACAATAGAAGTGAATCATTGGCATTTTTAGACCAACGACCTCCTAGAAAATCTCCAAGCACCCGTAAGCAGATTAGTACGGCTACGAATACTCTTAAAAAACAATTTCTGGAAGCCATGAAAACTGTCGACAGAATCGGTAAAATTGCATGTACTGGCGGAAGAAAATAAATATGTTTTGTGCATACAGTCCAATAACAATATATTACACTGAATCCATACGATACTGCACATGGAGCGCGCAACATGTAAGTTTGTGCGGAATATGCTATTCACACGGGACAAGGCGAATATGAGTCCGGCGCCTTCGTATATCAGCCTTACAACAATCACGTCCACATTCAAACTCTCCAAAGAGCTTGATATTGAGCAGGTTCGAGAATTTTTAAGTAGAGGGGTACGAACCAAGAAGATCGGGGCCGAAACACACAAGGGATTTCAATGGGTCGTTAAAGAGAACCGATTCTATAACCAGGTTTCGGTTGTCTTTATAGATTCGTATTCAAGGAAATCTGTCAAATTTTTTCCAAATGGGCGGATTCACGTCACTGGATGTTCAGACCTCACTGACTGTGCGAGAGTTCGTGCACAGGTAGAAGTCATAATGTCTAGCATGTTTAATGAACCTGTTACGACGGGCGAGTTTCAGATCCACATGATCAATACGAACTTCTCGATCAATTCGATACTGAACCTGGCATCTGTCATTGCGGCGTGTGAACATAATGGATGTGAGGTATCATTCAAACCAGAGAATTATTCAGCCGTAAAGGTGAAATTCACTCCAGTCGGAAGCATCAAGAAGGTTACGGCGAGTATATTTGGTTCAGGATGTATTCTGGTGACTGGCGCGACATGTCTGTCGGACATTTCAAAGTCGTACGAATTTTTACTACGGATTCTAGCGGATTGCAGAGTGGGGCCTAGCAAAGTTCAGAAGACATTTGATGTCTTTATGGGGTATTCGTTCGACACTGATTGGAGAAAACTTCTCGAGATACAGTAAAGTATAATGTCTTCTCGGATAGGAATGGCTGATGGTCGGTGTACGGATTGGACATCTAATAGACTTTTTAACGATGCTATACTCAAAACGGCTAGTATTTCGTCAGAAGACAATTTACATTATCGTCGGTTTTTACAATCCCAGGATCCCATGACAATATACCCCTCATTTACATGCAAGGTTGATCCATTTTCCAATAAGGATTACAGTCCCTCTGATACCATGAAGAATGCCCCGCATAACCGTTGATGGGAACATTGCATCTGGAAAGTCTACTCAATTAAACATGCTGAGACAGATGGGTCACACGGTTATACTAGAGCCTGTCGATCAATGGCCACTCGATCTATTTTATTCTGACAGGGGTAGGTGGGGGTTTTTACTCCAGATGAGTATACTTGCATCATTTCATGGAATGATGAATACGAGTGGCATATGGGAACGATCGCCCGTATCGTCGAGGGACATTTTTTGGAAGATTATGGTTGATGACGGATTGGTTACAAACCAAGAGGATGTGATATATAGGCAATTTTTTGAAATGATCGGATGGGAACCGGATGTGCATATATATATTCGAACTGATCCGGCAATTTGTTTTGAACGATTGCAAACCAGAAACCATCTCGGTGATTCGGCCATCACGCTAGATTATCTTACCAAGATTCATACGTATCACGAGGCTATGATACGACCTGATACGATCATTATAGATGGTGGCTCTAATGACCCAGAATGTATCACACGAGAAATATTGGATAGTATTAAATGCATCTTTGCATAGGAGTTACAAAAAGCGGAGCACCGTGTAAGAAAAAGGGGATGTGCAGATGGCACAGATCGGACATTTGTGCAATATGTCTAGAAGAAATCACATTTAAAGAAATATATGTTACCGAATGCCGGCACCATTATCACTCGCAATGTATAACTACCTGGTATGTCACATCTGACGAATGTCCAGTGTGCCGAACGGCGCAGGTGACCGATCCATTTATATTCTTTAAGAGAAAACTCAGGCAGGCTGTGGAAGATGTGTATTCGGATGCTATACATACACTCGAAACCGAAAATAGGCTTTTGCGAATTCGACGCGCAAGACAAAATACCAATATTTAGTAATGGATGAATGTTCTATATGCATGGAAGAAATCCCCAATCAGGAATGGAAAACACTTCCATGTAAGCATACATTTCATCAGGACTGTATAGTTAGGTGGAGAGACTCGGGTAAGGTAACATGCCCTGTATGCCGTGCAGAGTTTGAGCCACAGCTCTACACGGTTTCAATCACGATCCAGCCGACTGGCATCCGCACGTCACGGGTCACCTCTAACATTGCACGTATTGCCGATATGTTTAGCCTTGATGTGGATGCGTCCGGGATGTATATAACATCAATTGCAATGTCCATACTTGGTTTATCGGATGTACAAGGTCTTATAAATGAACTTGGATTTCCTAATTTGGTTTAGTCCCTGTATGTATCCCATGTGAACTTACACTGAATGCGGAACAAAACCTACGATAATTTAGGCCAGGGCCATAGTTTCGATTGGCTTTTTGTGGATTTTTTATTATGTGGTTTCGGGCGTCGACAATTGATGGCGGGGTCTCGCCTCGTTTATGCGACCACACATTGCACGGAATATACATAAGGTTATTAGGTTTTAGCCTATACTCTAATATATGCCGAATCATTGATGGATCGTTTAGTCTTAAGTGGATCATCACATCTTTTATGTCAGTTTGCCCTATACGTCGTACCCTTGGTCGTACAATCTTATTTCCTTCATTTAATAGTCCGGATAATGTATCTCCATATGAAATGCGTTTCTTGTTCCGGTATGATTCTATTATATGCGTCGGGCGTACATTAAAAAGATTCGCCAACCCCCATATGGTATCGCCAGTACATGTACGATACATAACTCCCTGGTTCTGACGATACCAATGAAAATCTGACCCGGACGTATATCCGACAACCTTATAGTACCCCTTGGGGCATGCGATGCAAGGCGTTCTTAAAACTTTCACCTTGCCTGGATTGTCTAACAACGCTCTTGCTATAAGACCTCGGCACGTCGTAGAGTCTGGTAAATCTCGCGTAATGCCAGGGTGTTTCAGTTCAGCATTTTCGCCCGGCTGGCCTGTATTTGGCTTTAGAGGATCGTATGAATTAAACGCATAATCATAGCAGTTGTTTTCGTGTTCTCCATTTCCGGTTGCCCATTTTTTATATTCAAAAATAGGCTCAGACCCACTTAAAGGCAGTACAGGGCAGTTCTGCATTTTTTTATTATCCAATATTAAAATGATGACCATACTAGGTTCCCGCAATACCAAGCAATTGATCAGTAACGTGCTCATTTTTGTTCTTTATGTTCTTATCCTAACCTTTGTATTACGCTACCTATGGAACCGTGCACTCGTCCAGCATATTAGCATTCTCAGGCCGACAACGACTCTTCTAGATACATTTGTTCTGGCCATTGCATTCTCTATGTTCAGGATGTAATCCCCATTGCGATGTCAGCCGCCAACGGATCTAACGTTCCGATAAATGTATCAAGATCATATGACACAGGAATTGACGAATCCAACCGGGCATGCTCAAAGTGAGAGAGACACAAGCGACCACGATAATACGTTACATTGTTCGCATGCAAATCCATATGTCTAAATGAAGGATATCGTCGCCTAATTTTTTGCAGAATCATATCCATATTGCGTATAATATGCGTTCTAAACCGCGGATGTTCAAAAAGCCATTTCCGTATAGGAACTCCATGTGGCCCGATATATTTGGGAATAACGTGGCGGATTTTACTCTCCATTATCTACATTATTCGCGTCATTATTTTCAACTTCATCATCCCCAAGTGCACACTCGTCCAGTGAGGAATTGGGTGCCATCATCACCTGCTTCAAGCGGATCGAAATACCAAACTTATTATCAATGATCCAAATCTGTGCAAAGTCGATCAGTGTCTTGACCCGCTGACCCTTATGAAGCGTATCAATTGTAGTTGGAGACTTGTCATACTTGTATGCACCGACATCAAATGTCCCGTTATTCGAGATCACCTTCAGCTTGAGGGTAGGTGCATACTTTCCATCCTTGGACTCTTTGATACAGCTCTTGAAAAGAGCCTGGCGGATAACATCAGTCGTGTACTTCTTACCAAGAAGCTCCTCCGAATTTGCAGTCACGTGATTCAGGACCAGATCCTCAACAGACCGAATCTTTCCGATGAGCTCTGGATCGTCGAGTGAGATGTCAAGACTGTATGACGTGCTACCAGACTTGTCATCTGTATACGATCCAAGTCCAAATGGCGAACGACACTCAGGCACGCGGAAGAATACGCGTCCGGATGTTGCTCCATGTACATTAATGTATACCGACTTTCCGCCCTTCGTGTTCTTGCGCATACCAGAAAAGCCAAACTTGGCCACATCAAAGGTCATCAGGTTCTCAACAGGCGGCGCCATGTCTTTTTTCTTACTATACTAGGCGACCAAATCTTTAAATCTTACCGTATACTAAAAATGTACTCTTGCAAATGTCTCAAGGAGAAGAATAAGGTGTGGATCAGTATCCGTACGGCTTTAATTGCAGCCCTTATATTCAGTCCGCAAATGTTCATGTTGATGAGCAGCATCACCGGTGACTCAATCGCCGGTCCAGGCGGCATGGCCACCCCGGTCGGCCTACTTGTACACGGTCTTCTATTCGCATTAATTCTATGGCTTCTCATGAAGCCTACTGGCTTTTCATTCCCTTCTATGAAATTTACTCCCTCTGCGCAGATGGACTCATCAGTGGCCGGCATGGCTGTCTAAAAATCCTCATCGAAACGAACACCGTCCCCTTCGGCCGGTACATATTTTGAATAATCTCCGACCCTTTTTTCAAAAAAGTTCGTCTTTCCCTCTAGTGAAATATTCTGCATCCAATCGAATGGACATGTCGAGTTCCATAGTGGCATGAATCCAATTTGTTTCATCATTCTGTCAGCAACAAATTCGATATATTGTGACATCTTAATCGAATCAATACCGATGAGCTTTGATGGGAGCGCATCCGTAATGAATTCCTTTTCAATCTGAACAGCCTCTCGTACTATATCGTGTACTATAGCTTCATCAAGTGGTTCAAAATAGCGTAGGAGTGTCAGTGCAAATTCTTGATGCAGCCCTTCGTCTCGAGAAATAAGTTCATTAGAAAAACATAGACCCGGTAGTATTCCCCGGTTTTTCAGCCAGAAGAGTGCACAGAAACTTCCCGAAAAGAAAATTCCCTCTACGCACGCAAATGCAAATATGCGCTGCGCGATTGATTCCCCCGTGAACCATTTTAGGGCCCATTCGGCCTTTCGGGCTACACACGGTACAGTATGTATCGCATCAAATAGGCGACTCTTCTCATCCGGATCCTGAATTAATTTGTCAATCATCAGGGAATACGTTTCGCCGTGTATGTTTTCATTGAACCCTTGATATGAATAAAACGCACGAGCCTCTGGAATATCTATCGAGTCAATAAACCCGTTTGGTTTGGCGATATTTTCATATACAATCCCATCAGATGCGGCGAAAAACGCGAGAACGGTCGAAATAAAGTGTTTTTCGCTTGTGTTCAGTATTTCCCAATCGGCCACATCTTTTGATAAATCAATCTCCTCGGCTGTCCAAAAACTCGCGACAGCCTTTTTATACAAGGCCCATAAATCAGAGTGAAGGATTGGGAATACAGTGTACCGCATTTATTTAGTAAGGTATTTAATTTTTTAGATAAACGTATCCACGCATTATTTTTTTAAAACATGTGCACAGAGTCCTTGAAAAGGTAAACTAAACGTAAAAATGCATTACGAGTTTACGGAGGAGCCGTACCTCCATGGGCTCGGATGCTGGTTCATGCTGTGCGGTAAGTGTAACGTGAAATTGGGAAATGATTTTCAATGGGTATGGGACGGTTACAACGCGACGGTGTGTACAACTATATGCGGAAAGTGTTGCACGGCCGATGAAGCCTGTGAGGAACTAAAGCAGTATTGCAATCATGCGTATATCGTTTTGCGCACGGACAAGATCAAGGTCGAGGAGCCCATCTACAAGATTAGGAGATCATCAGGAGTCATTGAAGATGGGTGGATGGTTTCTTCCCAAAAGAGGGAGTCGTACAGGTCCAGGGTATGTGATGGTATTTCGTTCGCGAATGAACCGGCGATGCTTCTCACCACCGATTCGCGGAATACGCGGGCGATTCTATTGACCGATGGGAAGGATGTACGAAAATATGTAGAGTGGACTGAATTTTTGGAGTTGAACGGTATCCGGTATTTCGATCCGCCTCTAGATGATGCACCGGAGCATGTCAAGAAAATCTAGTAGATACTTTGATACCCAAAACCTTACAGATGGTATTTGCTACAGTTGAATTATATACATCTTTTTGATTTTCAACACCGGCTATCACAGCGGGCACTACGTTACACATTTTGGCCAATTGGCCCCTTGTTATCTTCTTTGCGTTTCGAGCATTCATAACAGTATCTGCCATTTCTTTCGAGTACACTTTAATTCGTTTTGTTTCGAGATCGATTTCCTTAGGTGGACGTGAAATAGGTATATGTTGTTCCTTTTTCTTGTGGCAAACAACAGGAGTCCAATCTTGATGACTCATAGATACTGAAAAATATATTCACATCTTTAAAATAATGCCATCTTACGAGACCGAAAATAAACCCATGCGCAATAAACAAACTCGTAATTTTGTAACAGGAGATTTCAAACCGAAATATTTCACTGTGATAGTGCTCTCCCCCAAACGACAACAAGGTAGGTTTACTATAGACGCTGTAGTTGCGACGAAACGAAAACCACATTTACCTCCTCTGCCACCTAAAAAAAAAATGATCTAACCTGCGCAATATAGCATATATAAAAAACCCATTTATGTGTAACGTACGATAATGGATCCTATTAGCCGGTTTGTTCTTTTACTAAAGGCACGGGCCCCATCCGCATTCGAGATGGGTCCAGTCGTACACGCCGCCATGTACATTAGGAAACAGCTCAAACGTAAGGGAACAATTGTACGCGGTACATGTATCACTGAACACGCGGAACATCTTGACTATTATTGGGTCGAAGATGAGTTTGGAAACGTACATGATATTTCGTTTGCAGTTGCTAAGCTGAATGACCCTACAATTGCCACTCTCAAATATACACTTACTAAAGATGCCGCATCTGACCATAAAGACGAGTCGAGCGAGACAATATACGAATTATATATGACGAAACCACACGAATTCTGGAAATCAATACCACGGTTTTAATAGTAATCTACTGCGTTCCACGCCCGCTGCATATCAACCTCCTGTTCCCCTCCAATAACATCTCTAAAATAGTTAAGGAATTCTAGTTCTTCATCTCCATTAAGCTTAAAGTCGGTCTTCGTCACATAGTCCATCGCCATCTCCTCCAGTAGGGCGTACAGTATATCGACACGCGTACGAGCTTCGGTGCTCTGTTCGACCAGAAGAACTTCAGATTCGTACGCATATTCATACCATGTAGAGGCCCATGCATCCGGCTCATCATCGAGAGGACCCTCCTCGATGAGGATTCGGATCACCACGTCACGTGTCCACCTAGTATAGAGCGTTTTGAAAATATGTTCCATTGGTTCTTACGAGCCCGTGCTTTGCCAACCTCAGTCCACACAACTCCATAATTCTTGTTTTTTCTCCATACTAAACGTATCCACCCCGTGAAGTGCATGCATGTACTCCGAAAACTGGTCCCATAGCTCCATCTCCTCATTCTTCGCCAGGTAATGACCGGTTGTTCGTGCATACTCGTACGCAAATTCGTTCGCGTCGTAGACTGCTTGTGCACGGCACACCTGAGCCGCCTGAGCCCTTGGAGAAGGGAGCGAAAGTGTAGATGCCCCGAATAGACCCTCTTCACTGTACACCTTGCCCACGAGCTCTGTCGCATGTTGGAGACGGTCCCACACCGCAACCCATTCAGAAGGTGCACCCGACGGGTCCATAGCCATGAGTTTGTTCTGGCATGAATTGACCAGGTATGAGCGATACATCTCTACGAAAATGCGGCGTGCGGACTCCATTGGGAGTGGGACGCGTCAGATTCATGGCCCCGTTCACAAAACCATTTTTTTATACCGAGTTTTCGCCTAATATACCAGACCTTCGAGATTTTGGGGAATCGTCGCGGCTCGTGCCCATTATACGCGTTATAAATTCACTCGGCATCGCCTTTTCTCCCCCTAATCCATTGCATACGTCAGGTTTATTTTCAGAGTCCTTAAATGTCAAATTGAATGAATCGACGAGTTTTTGCGGAACCGACGGGGATTGGGATAAAAGTCTATCCATTTCTTGGCGCACAGTTTGAATCAAATTATCCTGTCTATGATTATCCGTAAGACTCAATTCGGTTTCGATCATTCTGTATAACATGGCATATTGCATAGCCGCGCTTGCATGTAGTTCAGTTTTTTCAGCAGCCTTTCCAAAACGCATAAAACTATTTATGAGTCCTATAATGACGTTTGTACCCCCTATAACATATCCCATGTAAAATTGAACTCGGCCCATGATTGTCGTGTCGTGCATGGACTGACCACCCGCAGTTGAAAATCCGCCAGCTCCTGCAAGAGTGCTTAGAAATATGCTCGAATATGTGTACCGCGCATTAATTCGCTTGTAATGATGCATAGAATGATAGTGCAGCCAACGCCAACCGGCGGCCTTCTCTTTCCATGATCTAAGAAGAATCAATTCCGTGTCAGAATACGCACCCATTAATCTATACAAACATTATGATACTTGTCAGTTTTTTGGGCAGAAGAAACCGAACCGACTCGTATATGGTGCGTATTATAGGATTAGCGTGTTGAAACTCGACTCTCTTTAAAAAAGTGTCCGGGAACCTTTCAATAAGTCTCGAGCACATTTTGGCGGCAAGCACATAATTAATCTTATCAAACTGAAGCGCCTTATTAAAATTAATTATGACAACTTGGAACATATCACGCTCTGCGCAGTATTGTTTCAGTTCTGAGACAACCTTTGTTACTTCGTCTAGACGCGCATAGAGTTGCTCTTCGGTCTGTGGTTGCCATGTTATATACTTGTCACATAGAATTTCAATGAATAAGTTTCTACCCAAAGGATACAGGGTTAAAAAATCCATGCTCTAAATTTAATGTTACATTATTTTAAATGGTGAATATTCCTCGTATTTATTCCGGGGTATTTTTTGCCATTGCAATATTTCTTATAGTCGAATCAATCAAAGGTATAGTTCTCGTAAAGGGTCAGGGTACTAAATTGACACAGGCCGTCCAATGGATTAGGTCACTTTTTATGATTGTAGCTGGAGTTGCCCTTATTTTCTTTACACTTGGGCTTCAAGATCCAGGTCAGGCAAGAGGGTCTGGTATTCTTGGTAGTGGACCGCCCTGAAAATAGTATCATATTCTCCGGAAGTAACATATCCGCATGCTCCGGATGAATATTATCAAGAATGATACGCACAAGCTCGCGTGTGTCGTGCGGGTCAATCCGTGCCACCTCCAGTTGTACGGCGGTAATAAGTTCTTTATACGATGAAAATCTCGCTTGATTTATACGACGAATAGACTCTTTCACTTCGGCCTGGAAAATCTGCATATCAACAATTTTTAAACCATCGGAAATTGTCAGGGTCGGGTCATTCTCTAGAATAGTTCTGAGCATTATTATTATATTTGGAGTATTATAAATGCCGAATTTGTCCCCGATGGCTATTCAAATGATTTCAGTCATGGTTACTATATTCCTCCTTTCATATTCTATAGCGTTGTTCGTTGCAAGCCCAACAAAGGTTGACCCCTCCAAGACTAACTTATTCTCCGCTATCATCTACATGTTTATTGTGATATCACTTGCATTTGTAACATTCATGGCATAGCATTCATATGCGAGAATCTTGCGGCACATGACATAGGATGGATCACATGCAGCCCGCTTCCAATATTTTTTTATGACATTTGCTGCGTGCCATAACCGAGCCTCATCCTTGAACGACACGTGAACTAAGTTCCAACGGACCCACCCAATATCATGTATGTCTTTCAGTGACACCGCTGCATTCATGGATATACCGTCATGTATCCACGGGAGATCAGGATACCTTTTAATAATAGCAAGGTCCATTGTGCGCGAAATCGCGTGCCAGTCAAATTCGTCTTTGCGTGACACCAACAGAGGTAGGTCAGACTCTTCAAATGACGCTGGATCTACCCGGGTAAAATACCATGGAAGGTGCATGGCCTGTTTCATAATGCTCCACTGCACCCGGTCAGTGTGATCAATCCATGCATCATGGTCATACCGTTCTGAAAACATATCAATAAATCTGAGTTCTGGAAGACCAATCTGCGTGAATAAAAGCTGATTCACGGTCCATGGGAGGTCAGAAAATTTCATCATAATCTCAACTGGAATGGCTTCACTCTGTGTGAGTTTTTCCCAATCCCACGGCTTTCCGATATATTTTTGGACCATCTCAATACCAGGAACCTTCTTGGAAAGATGTGCCCAGTCCCAATCTGCATCCGGAAATTCGTCAATCCATTTCCATGAAAAGAATGAGAGTCGGGTGAGTATACGCCAATTCCATGGAGCATCAGGTAGCTGTTGGACCCAGTACCATCCAAAGTTTGGATTGAGACATATAACAGACCAGTTCCAATGTCTTGTCATGTAGGTCTCCTTCAAAAAACTAATACTGAGAGACGCATGCTCGGAAAGATCCGCTTCGAGAGGTATGCGATACCTCTTCAGGCTCATAAACATCGTTAGTGTAACAATTGACCAAATCCTTAAGAATCGAATCTAACTTCGTGCGCCACACAGCTCTATGTACCGCCTTTGTCACCGTATTTGCTTCAATATCGCAATGAATTACGTCGCCGGCCAATTGGACATCCCAGATTCCATCTGTCGTCTCTGATGCCCAAAATGTGTTCGCAGATACATCATTCATTTTGGCAATCGCATTTTCATATGATTCCGACATGACTATCGTACCTTGTGAAAATTTCCATGGTTTTGTTGGCGGTTTCCTTATTTCGCAGCATCCGAACCAGTCAAACATTTTTTCCGTATTATGATACCGAGCGAATTCTCTAACTTATTTGATCGACGTAAAGGTTTCTCTCGTTTCAATTGGAGGTTTGTAATTTCATTATGGGCTTGAGATATCGGCTCTTGAAATGATTCACCAGGTATATGTGTAAACACCGGAATCTCTGAACGAAATTCTTCAATCGATACTGGCCCTCCGAACATTTTTAGGCAGTATCGACTGGGTGCACTCTTAATAGGTTTTATTTTTCCTTCTGTTCGTTTTCTCATAAGGGTCACAAGATCTATGGTTCGTATATCTCCTCTCCCTAGACCATATGCTTTGAGACACCCCCATGAGCAAAAATTGCCTGTCGTGTGAAATGTATTTGATGTAAACGCATAAGGAAAGTGGATTGGCTTCCAGTCAAATGGATGACAGCACCACCAACAATAACATAAAGGTTCCATTTCATATATACAAAAGAATGCTTTTAAGTATCGATGTTGGGATTCGCAATCTGGGCATGTGTCTCATGAATCGAGAAACCAAACAGATTATTCAGTGGTGTGCAGACGGTGTCCCCCCGCTCCATTCTGATGGTCTCTTTAAGAGTATTCTGAATCATATGAGAGACCGGCCATGGGTTCTCGATGCGACAAAGGTTCTTATAGAGCGCCAGCCTGATAAGAACCTAACTATGAAGTCAGTCGAACATTTTTTGCACAGTTACTTTCTCATTCATGGGAAAGATGTCCAGTTATGGGATGCGCGACATAAGGTTCCCGATGTATCCGGGCCCGGTCGCGCTATGTATATTAGACGGAAAAAAGTATCTGTCGAGCGATGCACCGAATTCATAACCCAACATAATCCTGAAAAGCTCGAATGGTTTATGGCACAAAGTAAAAAGGACGACCTGGCCGATACGGTCATGCAAGCCCTAAGTTATGAGCCCCCTCCACCTGATTCAGAAAAAAAACGAAAACTCGTACCCAGAAAACCAACCCTTAACCAACTTGAGACTCGATATTCCCGATCGAATCTCTTATGGATATATTTACACGGAGAGAAGGATCAACGGTTTTACAAGGATTTGGCCAGATACTACAAAGATATAAAAGATATGTTATGTGAACAGGGCCTTGAATGCGGAGAGTGCGGCGGCACAGCACTCTAAAATGCGCGACGCGGTGGTTAAGAAGTTGGTCGAGATTCTGGGGAATGGTCACGACGCGCTTGCCAGGAATGTCGAGCGAGCAGTGTACAACCGAACTGTCCGTATCCTCTCGTACGAGCACGCGCCCGGGGAGAATAGGGTCGCATGGATGTATCGGCACAAGTTCATGGAGATGAAGAGGGCTCTTATAGACGGGTCGCTCAGGGAGCGGCTCATCTCAAAGGAGGTAAAGTGCAAGGATCTTGTGGGGATGACACCTGACATGCTGTGGCCCGAAGGCCCTCACGCACGTGCTCTCCAGAAGCACAACGAGCGCGAAATGCAGCTGGAGCAGATCAGGGCGAAGGATTCTGATTACGAGGGGATTTTCAAGTGTAAGAAGTGCAAGAGTAACAAGACGGAGTATAGCCAGATGCAGACTCGGAGCGCAGACGAGCCTATGACCACATTCGTAACCTGCAAAAACTGCGGCAATAGGTGGAAGTTCTCTTAAAGAGTAGAAAATTACCGATACAAATATGAGTCTTCTAAAGGTTCTTACCGATATTGATGGTCGTGTAGTCACCTTGCCTGCCCGGATTGTCTCAAAGGAGGAAGCTAATTTTACGATCAGGTACCTTTCTCCGACGGATAAGAGAGATCAGCGAAATCGTAGGATATATTCGTATGAAGATGATACGTACGTTATAACTGATGAGTCCATCACGGAATATACAGAGACGGATAGCGAGCTCTACCTAGGATTTAAGGAGATTTCTCCAGGTGAATTTATCAGGTTCGATATAGATTCGGACGACGACGATGAGGATATGGACGACGATATATATGAGGAGGAAGAAGAGGACGAGGAGGAGGATGACGAGGAGGAGGAGGAGGAGGAGGCAGAGGAATACGAATAAAATAATATATGTAGATTACAAAAAGACATGGATACTAACATTATCGTTCCGGTAGCACTCGTGATACTACTTGCTTTTATGCTAAGTCGTCAAAATAAGAAGGAGGAAATGTGTGCGTGCGGACGTTAAAGATACTGCACTCATACCGTCTAGTAAATGCTTAACGAGTTTGATCCGTCCCAGAAGACTCATGTCATATGGCTCAAAGACCTTATCAATGCTCCTGTGGCTAAAAAAGTGTGCATATTCGAACAGAACCCTATGAGGGTTGAGTGTCCTGCATTCGAAATGATTCAGGTTCTATTTGCATTGTCAATGAAATATACCAAGGCGGTTTTCGAAGGGACTGCTTACTTGCTAGAGACTGAGTAGTCTCTGAAGATATTCAACTTGAAAATCACGCGGAATATCCGACCACTTGATTAGGTTTCCTTGTAGTTTAAAATCATGTAGTACATTCTCAACTTCAATGATACCAAAAATGTGTTCTTTACAGTACATTTTTAGTGCATCAGGGTCCCAGTCTTCTAGACGCGTATACTCGAGTGGTCTATCAGATTTTTTGGAATATATAATTTGATCCTGATCAATCATGGGCCATTCACGAGTCAGTGCATGATGTCCTTCGATTAGGTGAGCAAATTTTAGGGCATCCGGTCGTTTATGAAATGAAAGGATCCTAGTATCAATTGTAAATATTTGATCTTGCTTGTGAATCGTAAACCGTCTTGCCGGAGGCCTAATGTATTGTTTTACAGGCGGTGGCAGCGGGGGAGGTATTACAAGAACGCCCATTGGTATTTATTTAAAATTTAACTGACATTATATTTAAATGAAATATGGATCACTGGGTGAGATTGAACGAGGTTTACATATTCCAATAATAGATGTATCGGAAAGGTTCGAAACCTCGCGCATAAAGCTATCACCATCTTCTCCCGCTTTGATTTTTACGTTTAGATTATGACGGAAATAATACCCTTCGCGTATATGACGCCGTTTGTGCGGTCAATGGGCGGGGGGGAGGTTTCCTTGTTAAATAGATCGAATTTACCTCTCTTCGAAGTAATCTTAGATTCGCTTGACTGAGGTTATGCTTTGTTTCTAAATTACCTGCAAATGATCCGAACGTGTTCCTCTGCGGCGAGACAATCACATATATCTTTTTTGTACTTTTCAGTATTCCTTTAATGGAATCTCGTAGTTGTAGTGTAGACCTAAGTGCATCTTGGTATTTGCGTTGGTTTTTATGCAATTTGTTAATAGTATTAGGATTCCTGCGATGTATAAGCGATATATGTTCATTGGATTTAGGGGTTCGAAATTTATCTATAATTTCGCGGTAAACAAGTAGCCTGTCAATCATAGTACGTAAACGATCGATTGGAGGGAAATCAAATTCATTGTTTTCCATTTTATATCTCATCGCGATTTTAAACCTGGGATGAAAGATAAAAACATATAGTACCCAAATTTGCGACGGAATATTTGAATATTATGGGTTTGTCATCTCTAGTTGGCTGGATAATCTGTACAAGGGGGCACAGAATTGTCGCCTTTGTAAAGAGTGAAATATATTTGAGACTGAATACGCCTTTCGACTCGAGTGACGTGGTTTCATTTTGTTCCAATTTTGTCTCCTTGCTGGCGAAATCGCCTATACACGAAAAAGCGATCATATCTCTTACGCGATGAATTGTCATATCTGATCCAATATTCGACATGTCCCTTACAATTTTCTGAAACTCTATTGAATTTATTGACGTATCGATAGTATCTTTAGCTTCTGGGGAATCGGTCGGAATCTCTAAAAGATCTTCGTTCAAGTCCAAGAGCTTCACATTGAATTTACTCATACTCCTTTTGGTCGAATTGGTTACTGTAATAACAAGATCCTCGTCTGTATTCCCGAGTGTTATTATGTCCGTATTCGATATCGACTTGAGTAGTTTGAAAATATTCGCCATGTTCACGCCAATGGTAACATCTTCCGGGCAGGAATATTCTTCGAAATTTTCAGCCGCCAGAAAGACGCAAATGAGTGTTACGCGCGCGACATCGAGTGCGACAATCTTCATCCCAGTCTTGTCAAAATATATATTCACGTCATTTATGATATCCTTGAGAATTTCAACAAGCGATTTTATGGCAACCGCCTGTATTGTCTTAAGATGTACCATTACTTTAGACACTCACCTTTTTCTTAATTTCGGCGTACGCCTCATTCAAGGGACGTTCTATCCGGGCCTGTAACTCCTTTGTGATTGGTGGGGCTAGGCTTATACCATACGCGTCAATAGGAAATCCTTCCCCAATTCCGTCATATGGCTCATCAAACGTTGTAGCGAGTTTACATTGCGTACATCCTTCAAAATGGGTAGGTATCATACCCTCTAACCATCGCAGAACTTCTATCCCGACATGCTTCTCGCCTTTTGATGTCACTATCGTAGGGACTCTTTCTATACCTTTAGGAACTCCTTCATACACTATATCATGAGTCTTTATAAATGGAATAATCACTGGATTATTTTTAATGAACCCTATCACCTCGGCGCAATATGTACATTTTTGGCTACTGTATACCAGGACTGCTTCAGCTGGCATTTTTTATTTTGATTTGCTATTTTAAATGAGAGAATTGGTCGCAAGTGCAATTGCACTAAGTATACTCTTGTATATTTCACTTAAGCGTGACAATGCGAGTTCAAGATCTATTGAAACATTTACTGTAGAAGTCATGCAAAATGTTCTGAATCAGATTAAAACTACTGAGCCGGACATTTACCCGATAGATACGGTATATTTCAATGATACCGGAAATGGATCATATACCGGACGATTCATGTTTTTCAATACCAAGGATTATTCAGGTGTTCAATACGATGTCCAAACGAAAGGATCTGATATAGTATCCATATCAAAGAGTATTCCTTATAATTATCAGAATCCTTTTAGCGGGTACTCTAAATTTGCCGACTTCAAGGTGGGAGGCGGAGGAGGGACCATGGCATCGAGTAGTATAGACATGACTAAAATCTGGGAAAATTACAGAGCAGGCTGAAAAAATGATGCTACGGGCGAGTACACTCGATGAAGCCGCATCTCATACACGGTCTCTTAAAAAGGACATGTACGCCAAATTTCTCTCTCAGTTTTGTAAAAAAATACAAACATTTAACACACTCGGAATGAGATCAACAGTTTTACACGTGCCCCAATTTTATTTCGGGGGTCCACCCTATGATGTTAATGATGCATCTATATATCTTCGACGTCAACTAGAACGTCTAGGATACCGAGCGACTGTTTCGGATAGTCACGGAACTATTCATGTCGCGTGGGGTGCTAGATTACATGATAAAAAAAATATACCTGTCCGCATAATAGAAGATGACGATAATCTTCCAAGTCTCAGTAATCTTAAAAAGACCGCGGATGCTTTACGCAAAAAATATTCCCCTTCAGAGTAAATGAAGACGGTAGACCTGCTAACTGAACGAATTTCTCGGGTCATTGTTCCAAATGTTAAAGACTATGTACTTGATGTATATGAGCATCCCGAAAATTTTCTCGAGGCGGGTCAGAGTAATACGCATAGTAAACTGATAAAGTTCCAAATGGCACTCAAAAAGGTCCCGAACTGGACTCAGACCCAGATTAAGCATCAGATTGATTCGATCACGAGCAAGTGTACATTTTTTAAGCAACTTTTGATAGGATTATTCGTTGCGTACATTAATCGAATTTCATCAAACTTAAGAACTAACGCATCGAATTCGAAATTAAATATTAAATTACCGTCTGACGAACGATTTGTTCATACATGTTTTATACGGTGCGCACACGACTTGTACGAAGATCCATATATCATGACAAAAGACGAACGAATTCGGGACAAGGATCTCACGACTCGGATAGAAACGTGTGTCATTGAATCGATCCACGAACTCGTTCCAATAGAAGCTATCCTAAATTGTAGACTCCCATCGATTTCTGATTGTATGTCATTCGGAGCGGAAGAAACAGGAGAGACGCCCGCCCCGCTTCCAGTCTCTCCATTTGATATGCCTGATCCCCCTGCCCCGGCTCCGGTCCCGGCCCCGGCTCCGGTCCCGGCTCCGGTCCCGGCCCCGGCTCCGGCTCCGGTCCAAGAATCCGTCCAACAACTAGATGATGACGAAGAGGAGAAACGAGATCTCTTTCCAGATGCACCAGACGACAAAAAACCTATTACTACTATATAAATGGAGGCGTATATGAAAAATCCTCTCAGTGCAGCTGGCTTCGCGGCACTTATTACGATGTTTGCAGTCTATTTTACCAAAGGTACATCATCAAAAGAAATACTCCCAAACTCTGCATATACCAGACCAGCACTATTTGTAGGTCTTCTCGTATATTTTATTGTATATACAGGCAACGGCAAATATGAAACGATATCGAAAGAACCTTTCTAAAACATCATACCGTCCACCATACCATGCACATCCCTTGAGAAACGCTGATTAAGTCGCGATACGAACCCTTCGGTCCATCCTGGGCACTGCATCAGGTCATTAGTCACCTTATTCGTACCCCAATACGGGTGCTCTATAACGGGGCCTGTGAACTTGTGAGCAAGGGTACAACACGTAATGCCTCCGATGTCGACCGTGTGCCCGCAGTCCAGTACCAGGTTATATACGGGCTCTGAACTGGTATACGCAAATCCCTTTGGATATTGCCATACACCATCAATCATAAGTGGGTGCCACGGTGTAATGCATAGGCTGCCCATTTTCACCATGTCGAATGTACCATGGGTCGTATTGTACTGCACGACACACATAACGCGAAATCCACCAAATAGCACATCATCCATTCGAATGTCTTTCACATATTTTGTGGTTCCATCGAACATGGTAACCATACAATGCCCATCGAAACAGCTACAGGCCCCGCGTTGGCATTGTGCCGTCGTACACATTCCCTTGGGCGGTACAATCAGTGGCTTCTCCATTTCGTACTTTAAATGATTTATTTTTTAATTACGCATATAAATGGGGTTTGATATCGTAGAGACGCATGTACGTGGGAAGAGAATCATGGTACCTGCAAATGATATGTATATAGGGTTGGCGTGCCGTGTAGGAACCGAGTGGGATTCCTATATGCATATCATTCTTCGCATGTTTTATAAGCCTGGTACTGATATTCTTGATATCGGTGCAAATATCGGATGTAATTCGCTATTGTTTTCAGATTATGGTCCTGTCCATGCGTGGGAGCCAGCACCTGACATGTTCATGCTTCTCCAAGAGAATACAAAAGGCTATAGAGTAACGTGTCATCAATACGGCCTATTCTCGTCGGAAGGATTCGCAACACTGTACAGAGAAGCACCAACGTCACAAGGGGTACTCAATTACGGGGGTACATCCCTACTATGCGACTGGAATGGCACTCATAAGAGCATGTCGTTTACGATTCCATTGAAACGATTAGATGACGTATACACGCATGGAACTCCATCTATAATTAAAATTGATGTAGAGGGCGTGGACATCGAAGTTCTTAAAGGTGCATTAGGCGTTATAAATACATATAAGCCGACGCTGATTATAGAATATCTAGGGTCTGTCACTGACATTATTCGAATATTGGGAGATGGGTGGTACTATGCCGAACTATATGAACGTAATTTTGTTTTTACATGTGAACCACCAATTGAACCGGCCATTCACTTACTTGAGGGTGGCATATCGTTTTGGGTATCTTCATCCTCGTCAGGTACAACAAATCCTTCCAAATTCCCATCTGAATCCGCATCCGAATCACTGTCATATGATGTTGAAAACTCCGACTCTTCCTCTTCTTCGTCGCCATCTTCAGATGAATAATCATCTTCCACCTTTTCACAGGGTTCGTAGCGTTCTGGTTTCTTTACGAGTCTCCCTGACCGGGTCGTAATCGTCGTTGACATTTCTAGTTTTGAAACCAGTGTACTCTTTAAATGTCATATATAATTCGGGTTTCTGGGCATCTGGTACGTGTTGTTCTATACTATGTAACGTACCTGGCATAACATGGCCCCATGTAAAATACGACCCGAAAATATCAGAAAATTCCTTTGGCCCCTTTCCAACCTTCAGGAATATACTCACTGATACTACGAGTAAAACTACTATCCACATCTCTTTCATTCCTTGGTATTAGGCGAGAAGGAATCCGGTACCGTTTTCCAGAGAATGATTTACAATTCTCATCCTGACACTTCTGAAACACGACACCTGATTTTGGCAATATACAAAACCACACGTGATTTGATTTGTGTCTTCTTTTAATATTTTCACAGTATTTTGAATCCGTAGCGACATAGAAATCCTTCTTGTTGCGGCATTGCTTTACACGAACTACCCTAGCACCTTCATGACCCGGTATGGTTTTTCGTATAAATTCTTCCAGATCTGTATGCGGTTGGCTATTTTCAATCACGTCTTCTACGGTTTCATCCGTATGTCGAATACTAAACATTTTAAGATATTCGACGCTCGGAGTCTTATCCTTAAATTCAGTATATCGCCCGAACTCTATTCGGCCCCATGGAACATATACGGTACTTCCAGATTCGTTCTTAAACGACCATAACATACGAAGTCCACTGCCCTGATATACGCTCGCGTCAATCACCTTGTCCCAATCGGGTCCCATTTCGCGTAAGAGTTTCATCCGTATACCCTGCGCCTTTTCTTTTGTTACTGATGTATCTGGCCAAATCATATGCATACCGTATTTTACACCTTCAGAGACTTCACGGGGCTTTGCGCGCGCAATAAGACATGGACCGAGACACGCAATATCATATATAGCCATAGCAACCTTTTCAAAATCTAATTCATGTTCAGTCGAAACGAAATCAACGTCGACAAAAAACCGAAATCGGTTCGTTTTTTTTTCGACGATATGTAACCTATGCCCATGAGTGAGGTCAGTGATATACGCCTCTAGAAACCCTGGAGTTTCTTTTATAGACCCACCATCTAATATCAGATGGGTAGAATCTCTGGATTTAGTGTACCATTTTTGAGTCTCCATTAGTGTTTAAGGTGAACTTGGTTTTAAATCTTGAATAAAGTGCGTTATGAAACTTAATATTATTGAGTACGCATTCTTGTATCATAGGCCAAATATTCTTGCGGTGTTTCAATCCGGTCGGTGTATCAAATTCCATGTAATCATTTTCGTCGTATTGTTTTTGGAACCGGACACGTCTCGTATCCATGAGCTCTTTATTTACGGTAAACTGATTAATCATCTTTTCTTGATCCGTCAAGGACATAGGAAACTCTATGATATATACATGGTACACATTCAATATACCATCATACGAATCTCTGACCGAAAAATTATACGATGTGTAATTACCTGATCTGATATTGATAACTCCTCGGGTCTCTTCTTCGAGTTCTCTCAATGCACATATAAGCGGATTTAACACCTCGCGCCTATGACACCCCCCCGTTACAAATGTCCATTCTTTAAATCGCTTGTCGTGTACGATTAGGAAATGTGGTTCCCCTTGTATAAAATATACCGGAATGGCAATCGCTTTATGACGTTCCATACGTTCATCCTATCATTTAGCTGGCATATAAAATACCGGCCATTCCATTCTGAATTCGAAGAATATTGTAATTGATTGAATAAAAGTATGTTCCGGTACACATCTGTCCAAATGTAGAAGTTGGTGGCATTACAAGTCTGAATGTATCTATACGGCTAAAATTGAGACTTCCGGTCGGCTGGAGTTTAGAAGTGTCCAGACAGAATGGTACGATTGCCACGCTCGGTGTCGTATTTGTAGAACCAGTCATTGATGTGATCGTCTGAGGTGGTAGTAGTGTCGGTGTGAGACCAGAGAGTATTATCGAGTTGTTCGCCGTATCAATAGTCGAAATACGATACACGGAACCGTTAAGAGTAACTGGTGCATTCGCAAATAGACCGGCTACGGATGATGTGTATAATACGGCCGGATTATACATCACAGATGTCACTGCAGAGTTATCCTCTGCGAGAATATTCATAGTAACTGCCGTAATTGCCACAGACCCACCCGTATCAGGAATCAATGGCGTGGTGCCATACCGGGTCGTAGTAATCTGGAACGTCGTAGAACTGAGTAAGGCTGAGATGTAATACGTTTGTGTGCTACTCATATTGTATATAGCCGATTCCGCATTAGGAAACGTCACGGCCATGCCGACATACCACGCCAAGTCGGTTACGCCGCCCCCAGTCAACGTAAATGTCGGATCTTTGGGTAAAATCGATAGGGCTATGCCAGTAACACCAGTTATACTCGTTAATGTGATTGGTATGGTTGGGCCAGGTGGTAGCGTTGTAAAAGGTTTTTCCATTGTAACTATCGTACCGCCAGTGACCGGTTTGACTGTCGCAATAGGGAGTAATGAATACCCTCCTGTATACGCGGCCAGCCCACTCATATTCATGCCCACATAGACATTTGAGGTTGGAATAAATAGGGTCCGGTCATTTGAAACTTGGTATGATACGGAAGGATTCGTGGTAAGGAACGTTCCGTTCGGATAGTACCCGTAGGGTGTTAGGTAATACTGGTTCACATCAGTCCAATGGTATATCGTCCGCGTTTCACCGATATCATTCCCGTTAATCTGAATCTTGAATTTTAATGCAGCTGCGAGTGACGGATTGGTTTTATACGTATCTGTGTAGTTTTTCGTCTCAAATGCGATACACTTTATCGGCTGCGCTAATGCGAATTCAATCGTAGATGTATTTGAAACGAAAGAACGATTCACCTGAGTTATTAGCATGTCATGTGACTTTTTGGCAAAGAATTCGCGCTCATCGTTGTCTAGATATATGAACCGAGACCAGCATATAATATCATAATTAGTGCCATTTCCATCTGTTGGAATTGACGGCCCCCATGTAATCCTTAGTTCTACGTCATGGTATTGTAGAGCTACTAAAGGTATCGCGGATTGCCAGTCTTTACAGAAGAAAAACTTCAGGGGATAGAACCCCTTGCTCGCGTTATTATCCGGAATGTATCTTGAAGAATAAGTCTGGGCACCTATGACCGGCTCAATATTGGACATGTACGGGAAATCTTGCGTGTCAATAATCTGGCCGCCAATCAAGAGCTCCACCTTAGATATAATCTGCGACCAGTCTACGGTAGGATCAGTAGTGCCGATCGCCTTATTATGTGCCGTAAAGTATACGTGACTTAATAGATCGCCTTTCTTCTCGAACCGGATCAGGGACACCCCGTTATTTACAGTAGACCCCTGGACCAGTTGGCGCTCGATTGACGATGCAAAATGTGTATATCTTTTATAACTAGAACGAAAGAATGATACTTCGGGGTTTCCTGATAGATATGTATCCTGAACACCGACCGCGACAAGCTGAGTGATTCCACCAGACATTCTGTTCTTAGTAATAGAATTCATTTTTTTTTCTTGGAATCTATAAATAATGGTATCGCTGTTTGGCCCCTCTTCAATGAGTAAGATACCGAACATGGGGCTGGGCGATGCGTCAGTTTATCAGGGGACGGGGATGGGGCCTACCCGGGCCGACCAACTTTTTTCTCAGGCTAACTTAAAAATGTCACACCACCGGTTTGAAAAGTTCAGTGTGCATGTACCCACTGGCAATACCTTTGTTCCCAAGAGAGGTAAATACAGAGGGACTGAATACCCAATCATGGTAGGTCAGTATGCAAATGGTACTTTGGGTAAGCCTTATTATGTAACCGGAGGTGATAGAAAGGTATCCGTGCGCGCAAGGGAGAGACTTGCTCGCGCTCTTAACGTGTCTAAATATGACCTGGCCGGGCACACAAATGCCATAGGCCGCACCGTCTATGTGGGTCCGAGAGGTGGGCTGTTCGTACTGAGCAAGAGTGGAAGGCGGGCTAAGCCGTCTGTGCCGCGCAAACAGCGTGTCGTGCAGGCCGCGTCGCCTTATTATGGTCTTTTCGATTAATTAATTAATTGATATGGCGTATGCGTTCTTACTTAATACATCCTTCGCCAATGACAAATTTGTTGCCCATGGATTATTCTGAGTATCCGTTTTAATTTCGTTAAATTTATAAAAATCAGGGCCTTTATACATTTGGAACCTGGACCCATTAGGGGGACCAGGTTCGTTCGTTTCATTCTCCCGACGAAGGCTCGTTACTATACCGCCTGCGTCTAGAGGATCCGCCCGAACATTCATTTTTTAAGATCAGCGTATGGTTGCTTTATGAAATAGGCCGATTGGCCATACTGGACGTCGTCACCCGACTGGCGGAATCCAGTCTGGGCCCGAATGGTTTGGCGCTCAGTCTTTATATATTCAGGACGTCCCTCTGGTCCGTGTAAAGAACCCCCTTGACCATGGCCGCTGGTCTGGACTGGATCTCTATGGTATATCTTTTCAGGGAAATGAGTCAGTGCGCCAGTTACAGTAGCCCCTCCCTTTACAATCGGATTCGCTGGTCCGCCCATATTCCCTCTGAGACCTATAAGGTATTCGTCATTTGGATTATTAGGTAGGACCCGAAAATATTCCTGGAACCCACCAGTTGCCGGTACGTTTGGTCCAACACCTAAACCAGGGCCGATATTCATACGGGCAATTGGGGCTAAGTTATTCATCTTATTGGATACATTCTGACGGTTGGATGTATCGTACACTGGCTGACCAAAGGGAAATTGGACCTGGTTCTGAACCTGTAAACTATGAATTTCTTGTTTAGGAGGAAGTATAGTACTCCCGATTCTCCGACCCACATCCGGATTCAGATTCTGTTGACCCATAAAATCCATCGAGTGATCACGTGGGTTTCGCTGGGGACACTGGGCCTGTGCTAACAAAGGGGTCTTTTTCGTATCATCATATGGCGGCGGATCTGCTGAAAAATTACGACCGGCGACGACCAGGCCGAGTACAGCTGCAATGGATAAAGCATCCATTTACTTTACGGGCCTGTTTTTTTTTGGTATCTCATGGTGAATCTGGTATTCTGATCGTCTGCGTACGTACTGATCGGACACCAGCCCATAGTAGGAAATGGGTCCGTAATGTATAAGTTTGGAAACTCGTATGGTACTGAGGCATATTGCTTCTTGTAATCGAATGTGGTCTGAGGCCGAAGCGTATCCTCTATCATGGCCATGTGCTCCGCATCCATTTAGTATCAGGCTATGTTTTTATTGATGTTCCCGACAACATTATGAACTTTTGTGAGGCCCTGTACCCCTGCGCTCGACAGAATCGAGCCCTCTACCCCATTTTGAATCTGGATTACAAAAAGACGGATTGTCACGACATGTCGGTATATACATACCACCATATGCCGCATCAACAAAATCCGAGCTTTCAAGGGTAGGTGCAGTATAAAAATTATGTTCAGCAAACCACCTACCCTCCATAAACGGATGAATCGAATCCCATTGGCGAGTAAGTGATGCACGGTCAGGGGGGCCTACCGTACCACCGAGTCCGTTATTCATCGGATTGTCCGGTGAAGCTACTTTCTGTGTATATGGCATTGTAGAGTCCGAGATCATACCATTCTTATACATGTAGTATAGTGCTACCAGTGAGAGTGTACCCACCAAAAGTATTCGAACGTCTCGTCTGATGATGTATAAAATGCATGATAAGTATAATATGAATCGAGTCGTCGCGAGCACCCTTTCCTTAGGATTCTGACGATGACTCGGCCAGAAGGAGAGAATCTTGTCCGATCGAAATATTTCGTTCATTTACTTTTGCTGAGAAATTGTATTCATAAGATCCATGAGCGACAATGGCGATTCGGCCATTTGACCGGCGCACTTTTCGGCCAACTGCTCAATCATAGTGAGTGTGTCAGCCGGAAAGCTCTTGATGGTCGTACCAAGGATCACCAGGGTGTGCAGATACTGCCAAATAGCACCTTTCGTCTGATCTGAACAGTTCACCCATAGACTATCTAGATCTATGTCAGAAATACTATTCACATTCTTACTATCATGTGTAATAAACGTATCGTCTTTGTTCATGATCTTTTTGACGTACGGCTGGACCGTATCCATGAATCCATCCAGAATAGCCCTAGGTTTTGTGGCGCGTACGATGTCAAATGATGCCTGAAACTTGATAACCGCCTTGTTATCCGGAAATGTAAGATTCAACTCGGTCAGAAATTGTTCCATCATATCATTGAATGCATTCACGGTTGTGACGGCCATTTGAATTTGTTAGGTGTCGTATCTTTAAATTAAAGGGATCATGTCATGTATAACGAGGATAGTATGTTCACAATATCGATTGAAGAGCCGTACCATACGACATTCCTTAAGAATATTTCAGGCAAGTCCGACTCTACAAATTTTTTGATTCATATCGAACATGACAGGACGCATTGTATATATCCTCATGTGGGTACATTCAATGTAGGGGATATAGAGATATCTATCAAACAAGAGGGCCCTCCTGTAAACTGCGGAGGAGTAGCTGCATATTTTACAAGAATCACAGCCAGACACGAAAATTTACAGGTTCTCAGGGATTTTGTATCGAGTTCATGCCAGGAACCAGATGTAATAGGCGCCGCCGCTATTAAAATTTTTTCAGGAAATAGTCGGGGTTTTTTTAAACCATTGGGTGAACTATGTGCTCAGCGTATAGATCGCATATACACTCCTGAAAAGACGAAGAATCTCGTTTTAAGTCATATCGATACATTCTTGGCATCAAAGTCTAGATATGTAGAATTTGGTCGACTATACAAGACGTCATTCCTCCTGACAGGGCCACCCGGAACAGGAAAAACTAGTCTAGTCAAGGCGATTGCGCTCAAATATAAGAAACCCGTATACCTTATACCGTTTACGAAACAGCTATCCGATGAAGGATTCATCGATATGATCGGTGATATCAAGGATGATTCGATCGTATTGATAGAGGATATCGATGGCTTTTTTGTTGATCGCGAGGCGGTCGGGATTAATATCAGTTTTAGCGCGTTCATAAATTTCTTGGACGGTGCGATAGGTTCAGCACAGGGTATAATCACATTTCTCACCGCAAATAATCCGGATAGACTGGATCCGGCTCTTATACGTCCTGGTAGAGTTGATAGGATAGTCGAATTTGGTCCTCCTCGTAAACCTGAAATCAAAAATGCATTTGATGATTTGACCGCATGTAATCCAAATTTCGAGGCATTTTATCAGGCAATTCCAAAAGAGATTTCAATGGCAGGGATAATTGAGTATCTGTTTAGGAATGGTACTGACCCTATCAAGTCAATTGATGATCTTAGGAATCAAGCGGTTATTAAAAATAATATGTTCAACTAAATCAAGTATGAGTTCTTCCTCAAATGTCATGCCAGCTATGACTTCGGCGGTCCCAGTTGCTCCTTACACGATGTTGGCTCGCACCATGTCTACCGTGGCACCTTCAGCCCAGCCGAGTCCAATGGTGCCCACCCCCACACCGCCACGTGCACAGCCTATAGACACTACAACACCACAGGGTGGTCTCGAAGGCATGAATATCGCGAGTAAGCATTATCATTACATGTAACTCACTGGGCCCATAACTATTGTCCGAATACTATGTGTTTGTGGATCTACCGTAAAATAGTTTGGTCCGGGCGTAGCCGGATCAGTTACAAACGTATATTTGACAGGGTCGATAATTTCAAACGTATACCCCGGAGTCAGTGTACCGCCTCGAGATCCACTCACGTTCATAGTTCCTGTTAAAGTACCGCCGGATGAATTTGTATATTGAGGAGGCACTTTAAAGTCGGGGGCGGATGTATCTCTATAATAGTCGTATGACACATCATGTGAATAGTCAAATTCGTCTGGGACATCGACAAACGACATGACCGGAAGACGACCAAATCCTTCGCCATCAAACATAGGCCCCGGCCGCGTTGGATAATCTTGTAACGTTCCTTCAAATACGGCTCCACGTACAGAAGGACCGTTCATATCCTTCATAACTTGAAGAGCCGGGTAATCTGACTTAGTTCGGCGCAGTAGAAGATACGCTAGAATCAGACACAGTAACAGGAGTGTCAGCCGTCTCATTTTCGTTCTCTTCTACGATTGTACCTGCATTTTCTTTGAGTCGACGTTCAACCTCTTCCTGAACCTTAACATCAGCCAGCTTCACTATATCGTCAATACCCATATCCGGAAATTTAACCTTGAGATCATCGATAAAATCAGACGGGTGTGGAATCGGAGGCACATCGGGCTTTGTATAATATTTCGAATTCTCGTCAGCCGTCATCAAAGCCTTCTTACGCTGCTCGAACATGACAGCCGCCATTCTCTGATTCTCCTTATACTTTGTCATAATCTCCTCGAGTTTCTCATTCGTATAGTGGACATCTTCGATACGGTCACGATCCGGTGGAATCAGAAGCCACTTGTACATGTCAACTACATAAATGTCAAATGTAGCATCATCCTTATGAAGTCGCTTTGCATGCTTCTCCGCCTCCTCCCTCGACGAAAACGCACCGCGGAGCTTTACTCCAAACTTGTCCGTGCGCTGCGGGCATTCTGGACCGACGATGGAAATGCATGCAAAAAGCTGACCAGGAACTGTCAGATAATCGGTCTCGTCCATTCTAGTATTTTAACTTGTGTATTCTTTAAACCTCAATTTAAAACATGGCCTTTACCGATTTGGTCTTGTATTGAACCCCTCTACGAGAAACGAAAAAATATACTGTATATATAAATGAGTTATCGATTTCCTTTATTAAAACCCATGTTAAGACTCATTCCTGGTATACATCTGAGTATATTTGATAGTGTGTATACTCGCGTCGCTATATTAAAGAATAAAAAGACGGTTTCGTATATAGATATAATAGAAGAAGAACCTGGAATTTTATATATGGCATATGGTCACACAGAGCCCGGATTTAGGCGTCAGGGGTATATTTCTAAACTCAGTGTACTCATAGGTACGTGCGCCAAACTTGCAGGCTTTAAAAAAGTGAAATACATTGCAGCAAATGTGAATAAACTTGTACCAGAAGGGAATAGACCTCTTAGCGCACATGCAGGTAATAAATTCAAATTTTCTGTGAATTACACATCTAAACGAACTGGTGCTGAAAATAGATCACTTAATTTAAGTACCATGCGGTTTCGAAACGTATTGAGACACTTAAAGAAATGAATGGTGTATATAGTAAGAAAGCCTGATCTTAGCTCAGTTGGTAGAGCGATGGACTGTAGTTCCATTGGTCGCTGGTTCAAATCCGGCAGGTCAGATTATGCTGGAATATCTCAGATGGTTAGAGCACGAGGCTGTTACGTACAGGTCCCTAGACGGACACCTCGGGGTCGCGGGTTCGATCCCTGCTTCCAGCGAAAGCTCTCGTAACTCAGTCGGTAGAGTGTAGGTCTTATGAGCCTAACGTCACGGGTTCGAGCCCCGTCGAGAGCACTAAGGTACTGTGTCCGAGTTTGGTTAAGGAGGGGGACTTAAGATCCTCTGCAGTTATGCTGTGCACGGGTTCAAATCCCGTCGGTACCACCACTGGCTTTGTAGCTCAATTGGATAGAGCGCTGGACTTCTAATCCAGAGGTTGCGAGTTCGATCCTCGCCGGAGTCATTATATATATCGACCATGTAAAATTATTGTATGAACATATTTAAATGCGTAATTTAACACCTCAGGCTAAATCCATTTTTGTAGCTGGGTCTATTGCGTCGCTTGCAGCCGTATTCATAATCTCTGATAAGAAAGTAGGGCTCGTCGTTGGCGGTGTCATATTTGGATTCACGTGTTATAATACACATGTAACCAATTGTAGTGTCGTTGGAAAGTGCGGAAGCCTTGCATGGTTCATCGTAATTACTAATGTACTCATGTACATCGCAGCGATTAATCGGCTACGAGGACGGAGACTTTAAATTTGTTGGCGATTGCACGTGCTGCTTCGTGTATGGTAGGCTTTTCCCAAAGAAGCCATCTGGACCAAAACCCGGCCGTCATAATATTATTCCAGTGTTCTCTTTTCGCGTGACGTCCAATATATCGCAGACGCTTCTCCTCATTTCCGTGTTGGGTATAATTTTGGTACCCGGATGCACCAAAATTAACAACCTTTCCATTCGAAAATGTAGCTCTCCATTTCTTTTTGGCTTTTGGGCTACGCCGTATAGTTACCTTAATATCCATATATGATACACCCTTACAAAAAAAAACCCAGCCTTTATTATATACATGGAACTGCAGCTACCCGCATATCTACTCGTTGGTCACGGCGGGTATAATCCAAATGAATATTTCACTCTCAAAAAAAACCAATACGTAATTTTTTCATCGCGGTGCGGATTACCTGGGAGTCGAGAGGTGCTTACTAATCCAGCCACGCTATCTATGTTACTTGATACACCTGCAATAATGAAGTACGCGGCGCAAGGTATTTCACGTGATGATATGCCGCATTATTTTCGTAATCCTGTTTTAATGCGCCAAGGCGACAGAATAGCTGAACATACCGTACAACTATTTGACGACAGTGACAAAACGTATAATGCACAGTCGGGGATATTCAAAAAAACTCCTTCGCAGACCAAATACGAGTATATTGGAGGGCATGGTGCCTTAATGAAGATGAGCCAAATAGTAAACCTTTTTAAAGAGGGAATTTTCATTTTTACTCTTTGTAGAGTACTCCCCGGAACGTCCCAACAGGCTGCAAATGCCATGTTGGCTCTCTCTGCCACAGGTACTAATGTACCATTTAATTCTCAATGGTCTGCCTCTGTAGCGCAGCATGAAAATGCCATTCGACGAGGACTATACCGACCGTCCTTGAAACGAAAACGGGAAGACCCTGCACTAAGAATCCGTAAAAAGAAAGCCCTGATCCGACCTCTCAAGCGAACTAAACTAAACCCCGCACAGAGAATCCGTAAAAAGAAAGTCCCATCCCGACCTCTAAAGCGTACTAAAATTGTACGCATTCGTAGAAAGGTAACAATATACACTTAAAATTTTGAATGGTATACATTTTATTATATAATATGGAGCTTCGTCGTGACAATAATAAGATAAAAAGGGAGTTGATACGTACATGGGTCCGGCCAAATTCAACTGTTCTTGATGTTGGATGTGGCCAAGGTGGCGATATTCATAAGTGGGCATCTATAGGTGTAAAACTCACGGGTGTAGATCCCAACCCGCACGCTATTCAAGAAGCTATTCGAAGAAGTAAAGGTCCGAATACAACTCGTTTCCTTGTTGGTACTATACTTGACGCTCCGCGTGAATTATATGATGTAATATGCTACAACTTTTCGCTCCAATACCAGCCGCTCGATCTTATGAGCGAAGTAACCAAGCGACTCAGGCCGGGTGGTCTTTTGTTGGGGGTTGTTACTGATTCGACCCAACTTTGGAAAGCTCCTGATTATGGTATAAGCATTAAATACATACCTGGAAAGGATACAATTTCTGTATATATTCCGGATACGCCATATTATCGAAATGGGCCGGTGGAGGAACCAATTCTGGAAAAGATTGCCCTGATGGACAAGGCTATTTCACTCGGATTCACATCACTATTATGGGAACCGTTCTCAATCTATGCAAAATTTGTTTTCAAATATTAATGAGACGTGTTATGTTGATCTTTTTACTGGCGGTGATAGCATGCATCATGTTTTTTAACGTGGAGGACCCACTCCTTACCGAGATCAAAAGACGATATAATATTCTTCTGAATAGTGATCTTCCGCCAGAGTGTAAAGTGCTTTCAAAAAATAAAGCGATCATCACATCAAAAACCAGATCCGAAAGCGATCAGAATATCGCATTTAATGTAAATAAAGGATACGAAATTCATATATGCCTGGATGGTCGAAAAATCAATGGTGCGATGTATGTATTTTTGCATGAACTAGCACATATAACCGTAGAGGAGTACGATCACTCCGAGGCATTTTGGTCACATTTTAAAATACTTCGTCTCCATGCCGCATCGCTAGGAATTTATACACCAGAGAATGATACAGAATACTGTGGCCAGACAATTCATGATCCTCTTGCTAGCGGTTCTTTATAAATCGGTTCACTAAAAAGAATAGGATTGCGGCAACGAGTACACTCGCGATCGAACCATTTATACCTGCGAAATTTGGTACTGTTCCTGCAAGTTTCGTCTGTACACTTGAAGAAAATACGAAAACTGCTACAAAGCCGGCGATAAGTGCATTGAACTGCTCATCAGTCAAGTTGAACGGATTCCCCTTTTTATTTCTGGTTGATGGTGTAGGTGCAGTATCTGATATGGCCAGGCCGGACACTTTATCATTGGAAGGATTTGTGTACACTGGTTGTTGCTGCAACTGAGGACCAGATTCCGGAAAAATGTCTGCGATCGAACTTGAAAACTCCATCATTTGAGGTTCATCAACTTTTTTTTCATCTGGAATTTTCTGAAGAATATCTGATGCGCCGCTAAAATCCATATGTTCCATTCCTGATTTCGCAAACTATTAAAATATTCTTTTATCTCCGCAAAGAATAGGAATGGCACCACCAACAGTGTGGGGTCCACCTGCATGGCAGTTTATCTTTGCAGTGATTGATGATATGCCTGAATATCCAGCAGATACCGAACCATTCCGAATGTTTTTTGAATCGTTCAGAGGCGTTTTGCCATGTCGGATCTGCAGAGAACATTACGCGGCTTATATAGTAACCAGACCACCCCCTGTATGGTCCCGGTCCGCAATGCGGAGATGGGCGAGCACATTGCGAACCACAATAAGAGAGCACAATCAGACGGCAAGACCTTCATAAAGTTTTAGTTGTTTTTCACATTTTCTGGATGTTTTGACATGCCATAGCGCCAGGTTTGGTTGAGGCTCAACTCTGATGACCTTTTCTGCTCCTTGTATCTTTTCGTGAACAATCCCAACCCATTCGATACCTGGTTTATTTTTATATATACGGCCTTGGTAATCTGGCCAGTTTACAAATCCGTACTCGTTCCTTATAAAATCGCCTACAAGTTTCCCTAGTACAATGTTTACTCGCGGAAGCAGCACAAGATCTGCGTCAGCCTTTAGAACGTCTTCTATTCGATTAACAAGTATATCGGATGGGACCTCGTCCGCATCCAGATTCCAAATGTAATTGCCGTTGCATTTGGAGTTTAGGAAATTTTTGTGCGCCGCAAAATCGCCTCCAAATTTACGCTCATATATATCACATGATGGATATGTCATCAGAACCTTCTTCACTTCTGGCGTTACTCTACCTGTATCAATTAGAATCTTCAATTCGTGATCCACTGTAAGATGTTTTAATGAATCGAGCAAGATGTCAAGTTCTTTGTGTTCGTCACATACACATATTGCAATTGATAGATAAACCATTCTGTTTAGATTATGTGTACATTCTTTAACTAGGTTTTCATATAAAGACGTGAACACATCATGTATAAATGTTCACCATATACAAGACGAAAAACCCTAAGATTCGTTTAGGTCCCGAAGGGGATTCCGGGTACATTTTTGAAAATTTGGGCGGATACGATATGTATGTCGGGGCTGGCGTAGGGAATATGGAATGCTGCAAGAGCGATTATGAAGTTATTTCTCATTTCAATATTCCTAATTACATGTTTTTTGATGGAACATCTGTTCGTGATATGCCAGATGATAATCCCCATTTCATAAAGAAAAATATCCATTTTAAAAATACGGATACGACGACCAATCTCACCGAAGAATTAAAGTGGTATTCTAACGTGCTTCTTAAGATGGATATAGAAGATGGCGAATGGCCCTGGCTCCTCTTTGCAGATTACGACCTGTTGAATAAATGTAAACAGATTGTGATCGAAATGCATTTTCTTATGGGCGCGGCTGACATGTATACCAAACTCGTATGTTTTGCCAAGTTACTCAAGACACACACCCTAGTCCACGGGCACGGGAACAACCACGCGCCTCATTATTTGACTGTTGATGGTGTCGATATACCAGGAGTTACCGAGTTTACGTTTATTCGCAATGATTGCGCTACAACAGAAATATCAACCGAGACACTCCCATTGCCCATTGATTGGCCCAACGAGCCGAGTCTACCGGACAATACACAGTTTAAAAATCCCTCCGCCGCCGCGTAGACGAAGAACGAGATGTAGAGTAGACTCCTTCTGAATATTGTAATCTGCGAGCACCTTATCATCCTCGAGCTGTTTCCCTGCAAAAATAAGTCGCTGCTGATCTGGCGGAATACCCTCCTTGTCTTGAATCTTCGCCTTGACATTTCCGATAGTATCACTCGACTCAACCTCCATGGTGATTGTCTTGCCAGTCAGAGTCTTTACGAAGATTTGCATCTTTTTACTATATCATATGATTATTTCTTTATTATATTGAGCACAGGGGTCTTCTTGGTTACTGGCTGGTTTCTGATCGTACTCGGGTTATAATTTTGCTGGTGATATTGCCACATTGCCTGTGATCCTACGCGGAATCCTTTACGTATAGGTGCCCTGTAGTAAAAAACACAATCCTCTAGTCGGTTCGATTTACTTGTATTGTCTAGTACGAGACATTCATAATTCTCTGTACATGCGTTCATAACCTGATTAAATAATTCGAATGTGGGAAACACACCGAAAAATGATTTCCAAAGTCGTTCGCGATTCTGAATCACATTTTCTCGTAATATGAATACATAATCGACATTCGCCCTGAGATCCGGACTTAGATCCATACAATATTGCATAGTGAGTACGAAAAATAGCTTCCAATGGCGCCCATTCATGAAGCACTGTCTGATACACGTATCCCTGATGAATGATTTATTGTACATGCAGTCATCCAAAAGAATAAATGCTGGTGATTCCTTTCCGCTTGCAACCAATCTCTTTTGGCGGTCAATCACCTTCTCTATACTCTCTTTATTGTAATCGCCATAAATGAACAAGTCCGGAATGAATTGTCTGTAGTAGTGATTACCTTCCTCTGTCGCTGACATGACAATCCCGAATGGAATATCCTTCTTATGCCAGAGGAGATCTGTAACCAGAGTTGATTTCCCGGTACCTCGCTTCCCAATAACGACACACACCTTGTCATTTGCGATACGAGACGGATCGAACCGTCGTAACTGAACATTCATCCTACTGTGGAACTATTAAATTAAAAATAAAATAAAAGCACAGTGTAATGGGCTGTTACTTGTTGTATACTGGTCTTCAGGATATTTTCTTGACCGAAAATCCAGATTTTACGTATTTTAGGACTGTTCTGGTACGTGACGCGCCTTGTATTACACAAGGATTCGAAATACCCTTTGATAATCAGAATCCTATCCCCGGACAGACATGTATATGCACTGTACCACGAAACGGAGATTTCATGAGTAAAGCGACTCTCAAAATCATTATTCCGCCGCTCACTACACCCCTGGTAACATACTGGACATATGATACGACCGCTCTCGTCGGTCAGACTATGTATTTTTTCAGGGATAATGGTACACTTGCAGAAAGTATCACAATTACCGGAACACTCGCAAATACGAACGAATATTCATGGTGTAACAAACCATCTATCATCACCTCTGCAAATCAGAAATTCAGGTTTTTAGTGCCCACTGCGACACAGGTGACATTCGACTCTATAGATTTGGCGACATTTTGGGGGTTCATATATAACCCGATCTTTCTCTATGGAGGGAGAGTACAATTCGTAACCGTAAATTCGCAAACGTTCTGGCAGGATTCTGGGTGGGTTACAGGGGTTCCAATTAATCAATCGACTCAGACATCGTACCCGGTACATATCATAGAAGACTTTATACGAAGTGTTACACTCATTCTCGGTGGCCAAGAGATACAGGCGTTCGATTCGTTTTTTATACGATACCTGAAAGAGTCCGGATACTCGTATAAAAATCGTCCTGTGATGGATATTCTCGAGAATGGTGACACGTCGGTCGTAAACTCAAACAGAATATTTTATTACGAATTACCGTTTGAACCCATCCCGATCCACGCGTTGGGGCGACAAGATATTCGAATAGTTATAGATACAAATGCACTGACCAGGTTTTCGATTGTTTCCGTGTCGCTTATTATCCAATACGATAGCTTCCCTGGCATTAACCTACCGAACCGATACGATCTTGATATTCCACAAGTTACATATTTCCAAGATCCGGTTGTACATATTCGAGGGCGCTTAAATAAGATCGTGACAGGAACATATGCGACTCCGTTTCAATTTTCTCTGAACGGTGATCAATTTTGTGACACAGAATACACTGAAATATCATCATATGAACACGATGTAAATGTTCCCTTCAGCTCGAATACATGCACTATAGTCGGATCTCTCATGTCAAGTCGGTTTCGCAGCCAAACTGTAAAGTCATCATCGGGCATATATACAGAGACTATGAATACACTCATTATAAGGGATGGATTATCTGGTCTCAAGTCGGATAGTACCCAAACATCCCAATGGAGGCCGAGTACCTACCAGTATAAATCGTCCGTGTCATATCCCTTGGCCGGCCTCGTTGCACTTGACTCGAACGGAAATAAACTCAATTTTATAGTCAAGTCTAATACGAGCCGTGGCACATTCCAATATAATGGAACATTTTACAGTTACGACACCTCAATGACGAGCGATCCCAACCTGGTCGCGGCCGTTTTCACATTAAATGCAAATAACTATGCAACATCAGTCGTGATTTCATTTAATTCTACAAGTCTCCAAAAATGTGTGTTTACCCGTATGACATCATGGGACGACCGAGGTATACTTATAAATCCACTCTATTCACTCACCACAGATGACGGGTATTCATGTTCTTTAAACTCGACATCTACCGGAATTATAATGTCAAACGGGTCTGCAGTTGTTACACCTATATTTCTAGAACCTCCTATAAAGAATTCGAACGGATATATCACGTCATTCAAATGGGGTCCAGGTGTCACCTCAAACCTTATAGACGCCTCGTGGACACCATACGCCGGTCTACCCGCTCCTGTGAGTATACTCAATGGATCTCTCTCGATAAATTCAGTCTACTATAACAATACGACAAAGTATTGTTTTTCACCAGAATCGAGTAACATTACAGGCAGATTCGGAATTGTGACCGGATCCGCCGTACCTCCGCCATTAGCGTATAATTATTCATATGTAGGGAGTACACAGTATACCGACGACAGAACTACCATTCCAAATGGATTTTCGATAACACCTCAGCAGCTCTCGTTTGTATATGGCAATACACCGACGACAGTGTCTAATGTGGACACTAAATACCCTGTGACAACTCCGATGTATCTTTTTATTCAATAATATCAATGTGCACCGAGCCTATAAAAGTTCCATTTCGATCGATTGTATTCCCTGGCTCTGAACTCATCATGCCCATACCCATACTCGCACGGGCAGTATCACGAATACGTGTCGTTATTCCATCATTATTAGGAACAGGATTAGAAGAATTCATTAAAGAGGCTGAAATTCCAGGTATAGAGCTCTTATATGGTGAATTTATCAGGGTAGAAAATGATCTTAAAGTTTCACTTGAAAAACAAGCGACTCGTTCTACTTCTCGTATGTGCACTCTTCCATTTTCATGTCTCAATGAACACCATTTCGACCCGATCACGATCAGAATCCTCTTTGGCGGAACTGGAAAAGACCCTATAGAGGGTCATTTTCTCATAGACTATTTCGAAACGAACACAATTTTAAAAGGTCCGTATTTTAAACGAATTAGGCAGATTTCGAGTATTAAAAGTCCATTTGCTTCATCGAAGCGTATAACACTTGATGTATATATTCCTGGACCAGTATACGAACTTTTTTTCACGATTCGTGATTCCAGTGGCACATTTTATACGAATTTAATCCAGAATATTACGCTTCTAATAGATAGCCGTGAGCGATTTAATCTACCGGGGAGCCATCTTCAATATATAGAGCCGTTCAAAAAGTATGGGGCGCATTCCGACACATCTGTCATGTACTCTTTTTCTTTACCGGACGGTGGAGGTCAGACGGAACTATCGCATACGCAGCGATTCATACTTGATTTTTATCCAAATACTCTGGTAGGTACACTTACCTTATGGGGATTGTCCCGAAACATGATATATAACGGGAAAAGAGTGTTTGACTCACACGAAACTCCGATATATTACAAAAACGATCAGTATACCGCCGGTGCAGTAACACCAACCCCGTTGGGTGTATATTGCAATAATACAAACAATGTTATAACAGTACTCACAAATACACCGGGACAACCCAGATTTAAAACATTCCGAGGTATTCCGTCGACGACTCAGACATACTCATCACTTGGTCATTCTGACGTTCAATGTATATTTAATTATCCGACATTCATACAACCTCCATCATCGCTTTTGACCACCCCTACAAAAATATACACGATTCAAGATGGAAATAATGTATTGTACTATACGCGCGGGGCGTCGAATGCGCTTTCAATTGATAGTTATGGGAATGTATACTCGCTTGACACTTCGACAAATATACTACTGTATGGCGGTACACAGCGTATGACAAACGTATCTTCGTTACCGGCGACCTATTTGAGATTTATTGCTATACCACTGCGTAATGGAACAATCTACACGACAAATAATGGTATCATCGCGTCACCCCCGCCGGGTGGAATAGTCATGTTATCGGCGGTGGCCGACTCGACATATTTTTATACGACAAATGGTTCGAATCTGTACGTGTATAATCAGACTACGGGGGCATTGGTCGCAACACAGACAACGTCGAGTGTTTCGGCAATAGGGCTGTTGGCTCTTACGAGTACGTCCATAATCTTGGCACAGGATACGCGCGTATGGACATTCCCGCGCAGACCTGATTTTGGATCCCCCACATCCGTAAATATAACTCTCGGTCGCCAAGTCATGCGCTTATTTGTAAATGATGTCGGAACAGTATATACCGCGACACGGGGACCCGGTGGTCTTTATATAGAAACTGCCGGAACGACTCTATATTCACTTGAACCAACTAGTGGTACGCCGTCATGGTTTGATGCATCGTTCAGCGGAACATATTTTACTCTTATAGTCGGAGGTCCGTGTGTAATAGTCGACCAGACTGTTCTGCCTGGGATAGCGTATATTAATAATTACTCAGTATCTGATCAGACATATCTAATTCGAGGCATAAGCCCGGTTACATATAATGATGCGTCTTACTATTCGTCTACCAGGCAGAGTATGGTACTCCCATATACAGGATCAGTCATGATCACGCGCGTTACTCAAAGAACCCCTTCGAATGTGGATGTAGTGTACCAGACATCGGGTTGGCCCCAAAATGTAGCTTGTACTTTAAATCAAAATACGACTCCAGTCGCCCAATCGTCTAGTGGAACGTTTAGTTTGGCTCCTGTAAGCAATCTCATCCCAAGTCCATTTAACTTGTTCGTATCTGCATCGAGTCCAGTTGGGATTATTACGTCACCTGCCGTATCTTTCACATATGTAACCGGTATCATTACACTTGGCGATACGTTGACTCAGCTAAGTCCTACGAGTCAACGATTCACGTACACGTATGTATATTCTAACACGACGACGGCACCTCAGGCTGATCTATATCTGACATATTCATCCGGGGGTCAGTGGATACCGGTATCACCTGGGACTGTAACAATAACATCTACTGATGTCACGTTTTATAATCTGAGTGGCGCTGTAATTCGTTTAGAGGCTAATCAAACTGTTATCGGTAAAACAGTATCATCGACGCGAGTAGTTAGATATGCAACAGGAACTATAACGATTACTTCGGCCCAGCAAGTCAGTTCGAGCGGATATACCATTCTATATACGTCTACTGGGTGGCCTGTCGATCAAAATGTCACACTATATCAATCGGCCACGGCATCAGGTCCATGGGCACAAGTCGGTCAACCAAGAACCGCATTTGTAAACGTGTCTTTACT